TCTTTCAATATAACTTAAAGTATGACTTGTTGCATAAAGTTGTTGAATGATAATATCACAACCAATCTTTGGATTGCAATCACCGCAAGTATAAACATCTACTGCGGCTTTGCCGTCTTCAGGCCAAGTATGAATGCTAATATGACTTTCCGATAGTAGACACAATACGGTTACTCCTTGAGGATCAAACTTTTTAAAGATTGTTTGGCATACCGTTGCACCACTTGCAGCTGCAGCATTCTCCAGCAAATCCATAAGATAATGCTCATCGTTCAAAAGAACAAATGAGCATCCGAACAGGTTAAGTAAGTAGTGTTTTCCCATTTAAGGCGGAGTGTCTGTTACATCCTTGAGTAGTTTACTCACAACTTTTTCGTTACCATCCATAATCTTCACGGCAAAAAGAGGAGATCTCATATACTTTTTGATCTTCTTATACTTTTTCTTGACATCTTTGAGAGCGTCAAGATTCATTGTGACATTCAATTCGTTGGGGTTTTGCTCAGTATTCATCGTTTTTTCTTTTTCTCAACGGGTGGTTGATAGTTCCAAAATTTTGGACTAATTCTACCATCAGTCCATTCAATACCTTTCACTTCTCCATATTTGTCGTGATAATGATCAAAGATAGAAACTCTACCATCCCCCTGAGCAACATCATATTGAACTTCACCTTCGCAAACATATGTGACCAAGTAAGCATTTAGAGGAAGTTCTCTATTTTTAGCAAGACTTGGATCACAGTTTGCATGAATAATATTAATATTCATATCAGGACCTATTCCCCCATTGAATATCTGGATAGGCGTCAGAAACTAATTGTTTAGTGATACTATATTTAGATTGAAGTTTTTTATCCTTTACAAGAATTAAAATCTCTGCCTCACTAGGATGTAGTGACTCTAGAATATTGATAAACATCGTCTCCTTACGAAGTCTATTCATTGCATCGTTGCCGCCTTTCACAAAGTTATAGAGTTTATTCCATTCTTTGCGAATGTTGGAACTGGGACGTTGATCTGCATCTTCTTTAGCTTGAAGAGGGACATCTCCCTCAGGAAGTACAGATTGAATACTTTCATCAAAGTTCCAAATCAAAATAGATTTAATGAAATTATCATTATACCTCTGTAGAATTTCTACCTTCTTGGCATTAGTTTTTTCTACAGAAACTGCTGCAAGAATATCGTGAACTGGAGAAGTTTCCGTAAGTTCTACCGATTTAACTGCAACTTTTGGAGTTGCAGTTTTTCTTGCAGCAGTTGTAGGTGTTTTTGCGGCAGCAGTTGATTTAACTGCTGGTGTTTTAGTCGTCGTCGTCTTCTTCGTAACCATAGTCATTCTCAAATCGTACTGCTAAAATTTCGTCAGGAATTAAATTGCCATTATTATCAAACATCTCAGGATGTACAAATACTTGTTGTGGAGAACTGTAGATCAAATGTTCTTTCCATAACCAACCTATTATACCACCGATCATCAAGAACATTAATGATACCATACAAAAAATGGTAACTAATGGAGCGGTCATTGTTCTACCTCCGAGAGATTACTTTTTTCTTATGTCAAATGAAAATTCAAAATAGATGTGTACCTCTCGTCTAAGAAGGCCAAGCATCTTTCCAAAACTAAGTTTAAACGTCTTAGGTTTGTCAGGCTTATTTCTCCTCCTTAATATTAATTCCACACCTTTATTTATGTGTAGGGTGGATGACTTACTCATAAATCAAATTACAGAAGTTTCCTTTAAATACTGAATTGTATCAGTACATCCACCGAGTTTTTTGTCATTACAAATAACTTGCGGAAAGGTAGAACCTTCACCAAATTCCGAATAGAATTCGTCTTTAGTAAAATGTTCATCTAACTTATAGACAACAAACTTTTTACCACACAATTCTAACACTTGTTTAACTTTATAGCAATAAGGGCAATTATCTTTAGAATAAACCGTAAAATTCATTAGTTAAGTAATTATTTTGTAATATTTAGAATTATACTACACATCTCCTTTCCCATCAAGCGAACGAACAAAAAGTTCAGTAAATTTTTCCATTTTTTCTGGAGACACTGTGCGGGGATCGTAATTAATTGCTTCTTTCAGAGCAACAAGTTCATCCCATTCCTCTTTTGTGAGATCAGCAGTGCCAGTTCGTGAGAGAGTCATAGTATTTTTCTGTGGATTGTGTGTATTCTAACACACGATTATATGATTATCTATAAACTTAATACTCTCTTCAGAATTGGGAAACACTCCGTTGCAATTAGGATTTACTCTCCAAATGGACCCCACCTTCCACTCTCGCCTTCGATACGATTTTCAAGTCTATCCATAAGTTCATCAGTTGCGATAAGGTTATCAATATCACAAATTATTTTTGAGATATGTTTGCCAATATATGGTTTTTCTTGACGAGCAGCAAATGCAAGAGCATTACGAAGATTTTGTTCTGCGTCCTTCAAACTTTCTTCGACAGATTTAGATAATGCCATTAGTTTTTTACCTCAACTTTTTTCAGGATATATGATCCATCACCTTGATCAATCCATTCGATTTGGTTTCCTTCTACAAGATTTGCTGCTTCTAACAAATCATCAGGGAAAGTGATGAAGTATTCTGTTTCATCAGTCTCTTCTACCTTAGTTTCTTCAACAGGAAGAACCCACCTCACAACTTTATCTTTCTTCAAAAATTCTTCAATATTTTTCAAATCCTGTTCTACTTCGGCAGCAGCACACATTTCATCAATTTCTTTATCAGTGTATTGCGAATCTTCCCAAAAGTCGGTCCAAGACTTTTTACATTCTTCTGATGTATCATCTTTATTACAAGTCAGATGACCTTTACCATTACCATTCAGAAGACCAAGAAGTTCATATGCTTCTGATGCACACTTCTTGTAAGTATAATAATTGTCTTCAACAACACCTCTAATCACATCATAGATTTCTTGTGGTGTTGCATCTGTACTCATTGCATCGTACAGAAAGTTCTCAACTTGTCCGAGTGCGTATTTCTTATAGTCAGTCATTTTTGGTCTCCAAATCCGTAAGATGATTTTTGATGGCGGCTTCCATAATAACTTTAACTTCGGCATCAGTCAAGCCATTTAACCAAGACCATCGTGCATCATCCTTATTCCATTCAAAAGTAAAAGAACCATCGGAGTTCTCAATTATATTGAGTCCTGATGGATCTATTGGAGTTCCTTTTTCTTCAGTCATCTCTCTCTAAATCTAAAGTTACGCAGTGAAAACAACCACTTAGGGTTCTGGTGTGTCGCATAGGAAGCATTGCACACTCAATTCCGTGTTTCTCCAATTCTTTTCTTGTAGGTTCTTGATGTTCTTCAAGAGCAACCAGATTTGGATTGACACTGAACAAATTCATATTTGCCCATATTGAAGCATGATTATAACCTGGATAATAACCAATGTCAACTGCTTCTGGGCACCAAACTACATCCCAGTTTCGGAATGGTTCGGGAAGAACACTGACATCTTTAATTCTCTCTGGGTTCAACAACATCAAACCTTCACGAAGAAAAGCAATCGTTGTATCAATGTGCATATAACTATAGACCCCCTGAAGGAGATGCACTTTTGCACGATTGCCTAACATTTCTTGAAGAAGATTTGCACCTGCAACATTTCCACTATTAGATACCAAATAAAGTACGTCATCATTTGCACGAATGATATTGGCAGCATCAAATGCAGGAGTGATTTCAGTCAGTGCAAGAATATCTGGATTTCCAAGACATTCTTGATTGTATAGTTCATCACTATGTTTGCAGGGAACAGTCATTGTCGTTCCAAGATGGTCAATAAAAGATTTCCAGTTATCCTTACGAGATACCAGAGGCATTGGAGTTGTTAGTGTAAGATCTTTATGAGTAAAGACTACATCTCTTGGACAGAAGTTGTAGTAACTGGTTGGGTTCCTTTGGGGTCTTACTACCTCTACGTCCTCATCCTCAAGGAAACTCACAAAGGTCTCCAGATCCTCGTTGGCGTCGTCTATTACTTGTTGGGGGTATGGACCTACCATTACCGTAGAAAGGTCTTGGCGGTCTGCGTAGTTGACTGTACGGAGACTTAGATCAATCTCTGGAACTGTTGCATAGTCAGCAACCCCAACAATGACTTTCTTCAGTTTTCCCCATTCATTTTGTGATTTCATTTCAATGTTCCTGTAATTTGTAGTGCGTACCTATCAAATAAACTTAGATTAATAAAAGTATGCGTCTCGTAATCGTGCCAAGTATAACAATCCCCAGCAATCCAACCAGAATATGAATACTCATCAATACATAAAACCTGGCCTGGTTTCCAATCCTCCAACATTACCATTGTTCTACTTATAGTCTTTTCTCCCACATCAAATACTTCTTTATATCTGGTATAAACATCACTATGATACGGAAGATATTGACCAGGTTTGAATAGATTGACTGCAACTGCTAGATTATCAAGATAGTTAAAGTGTGTCAAAATATATTTTTGCACACAAGAAGGCATCGGATTTGGTTCGTGATACTTATACAAACCTATGTTCTGTTTAATATGGCCCTTTGAAACATATAAATCTACCTCATAAGAGTCGTGGTAATCTGCGAATGAGTAATTGAGATTCTTAAACTCCTCAATATTCCATTCAGGTTCTATATGTTTTTTCATCTTTGAATACAGACATTGAGGGGAGATATGGATAGTCTAAGTAAGTCCATTTCTTAGGGGGTTCATCTTTTACTTGTTCAAATCTATGAGTACCCAACATTGCAGTTTCTGGGGTCATATAATAATGATATCCAATAGTAGTTATATCTTGTTCTGCCCAGGGTTTAGACAAATCCCTACCATCATAAGTCATTTTTTTCAGTATATCATAATCTTCCTTCTTCTGCAATAAAATTGCACCACCCCTACCCAGACTTAGGTGTTTCTTCTGTTGGAAACTCAGACACATATAAGTATCTGGAAGGTAACTATTAGGTCTCCAAAGAGTTGCTGCATCAATAATTTTAGTGTTTCCGATGCAATAATATTCTTCCCATTCATCTCTTTTCCATTTCCAAGTCATATGAAGTTTTCCCATCAGAAATGGAATAGAAATATAAGTGTGGTGAGGAATACTCAGACCATTTACTTTAGTATGACGAATACACAATTCAATTGCGTGTGTACAACAGTCTGTGGCAACTGCATAAGGAGCACCAAAGTATTCTGCAATCTGGTTTTCAAACTCTACTACTTTCTCAAACATAATCGTCTATATCTGGTTCTCTAGATGTTATCACTCTATCATTAGGTTTTCCATATGTAAAGAACTCATCTAGAGTGTATCGATCCCTAAGTATTGTCCACCACTTTTTATATGCTTTGCGAGTAAAAATCAAGTCGGGTCTTTCGGGTTTTCTTAAAATATTTTGAGCATAACTTCCAATATCGCAATTTACTGTTATGAGAGGCATACAATAAGTTTTTCCATTATGACCCAAAAAGTAATCTGTTGTAAAATTAGGAGTCCCCAATCCCCTTTTAGACCACTTCCAATTAGAGATTTTTTGAGATAAATCAAATTTTCCATCAATATAATGAAGATGCATAATTTTTTCTGCATATCTTCTATTAATTAAAGAAGCACCCGTGCAATGTGCAGGAAGAATTGGATGCAAAAAACAAGGAATTGCACGTTCATTTTCAAAACTCATCTGAATACAATCCCAATCATAGGGAATGTTATTCATCAAATATGTCCAATCAAAATGCCAATGCTCAATCAAACTTAAGTCGTAATCATCTTCCATAATGATCACATAAGGATCATTAGTTGTTTCCAACCAAGTTTTTATATTCAGTAAATGGGCAAGAGTGATTGAAATTTCTGCAATATGATGTCTTTTTCTATTATAGTTCTCATCGGGTGGATTAAGAATTACCAAATCTTTCCAATCTTCGTAAGTTGATAGTTGATATTTGGATCCAGACATTTTAGTATAATTTGAAATACCCCAATAATCATATTGAGTTTCGGTATATTCTTGTCTATCAGGTCTTTCGTCCAATGTCAAAAGATATATCGGAGGCAATCCTTTTAATTTATTTTTGAGGTCCATGATTAACTCCTAAAATCAACTCTTTTCTCTTTAAAGTATTTAAGTAGAAGAGATCATCTGATGAATATTGGGAACTTTTATTTTCCCACCAATCCAAAACTACATCATCGCATTTTTTAGCCATATAGTTTATACCACCATTTCTATACCCATCACTTTCAAAAGTAGAGTTTGTAATAAAAATTGGAATAGAATAAGTAACTCCTATTTGATAAAGAACAAAATCTACTGATTGGTAATGATACTCTGGCCAATTTTTTCCATAACCGTAATTGGAATGAAAAATAAATTTATCATTATAACAATAAAGTTTTATAAGTTTTTCTGCATATGTTCTGTTTATCATTACACATCCAGTGGAATGATTATTTCTAGTCCACTTTGAAAGATGCATTTGAACAAATTTTTCACCAATAATATGAAATTGCACACAATCCCAATTATAAGGAATATGTTTAGTTAACGTATTCCAATCAAAATTCCAATATTGAGCAGTATCAAAACAAATATCATCTTCAACTATTAAACAAGTTTTTGATACTCCAGAATTATACCAATCAATAATTCCGTGTATCCTATCAACCAAAGTTGCTAAGTAGTGTTTTTTAGTTCTAACTTTATCAATAATTATCTTAGACTTCCATTCATCAAAATTATCGGTAGAATATCTTGATGATTGGACTCTAGTATAATTTTCTATTCCATACTTTAAGAATTGATCTTCAATATATTCTCTTCTATCGATTCTATGATCAAGA